GACACAGCCGAATCAGTTGTCGGCAATCTTTTAGTTCAATGGAACGCACCAATTGATAAACATTACACAGAGAGTGCAACTTCAACAGTTTTGCATTCAACAAAACCCCACAAACTTTACGCAACACAAGTAGTCACAATCACTGGTGTTACTGGTCATAATGGATCAAAAACAGTATCTGAAATTGTTGATGAATTTACTTTCAAAATTACAACAGCAGGTGCAACTGAACATGATTGGCGAAATATCATCCCAAATGGTTTAGTTACAGTAAATGGTTTATCACAATACGCAGATGTTGCACCAGTTGAATCAGCAGTTTTAACAGTTTCACTTGATGTATTCAAAGCACGCACATCAGCCGGATCAGTTCAACAAGGACTTGATTTTGTCCCACAACCTTACATATTAGGCCGTACAATCCAAAACAGAATTATTGGAATGCTAGGCGCATACATTGATGTTGAGGCGTTAATAGGATGACATTAGCAACACTACGCGCAAACCTTAAAACAGCAATCACATCAAACAGTGTTTATTCAGTTGTTGATTTTGGTGCAGAAATTGTCACAACACCAAGCATCATGATTTTGTCATCTGATCCATGGCTCGAACCAGTAGTACTTGGAAACAACAAAGCATGGCGTGTCAGATATACACTAGAATTAGTTGCAGCACCAAACACAAACCCTGGTGCATTAGTACAACTTGAAACAATGGTTGGCACAGTCCTGCCGTTGATTCCACAATCTTGGCAGATACTTTCAGTTTCCAGCCCAAGGATACGCCAAGCGAATAGCAATGATGTTTATTCGGTTGAAGTGTCAATCACTACAATATACAATCCATAAGAAAGGATAAACAAAAATGCCAACATCAGTAATCACCGGCAGAAGTATTGCCCTGACATACAAAACTGTGAACTATGATGACCAAATCACAAGTGCAACAGTCACATTAGATGATCCAAACGGAACTGTTCAAACCTTGAATGGATTAGTAGATTATGTAATTGACAAAGAAGTTGGAACAGTAACACTTGAAATCCTGCAAGACTGGGGAGTTACAGGTGGATTTTGCGACATGCTTTGGACAGATGCCGACACAAACCCAACAACAACACAAGCAATGACAATTCAAATCAATAGCAAAACTATGACTTTGACTGTTATTCCAAAGCGACCAGATTTTGGTGGCGCAGCACCGGATGCATTAACTGTTTCAGTTACAATGCCAATCCGATCAGTATCAATAGCGTAACTATCGAACAGGGGTCACCTAATGTTTAAGATACAAATAGAATGGACACTTGCAAATGGAAAGTCCTACGAAGAATGGACTATTCCATGGGAAATTGCTCAGGCTGAAAAAGAGACTAAAACATCTTTCATTGAGTCTTTCAAAAAAGAATTACCTCCAAGCCTGGAACAACAATTCTGGCTCGCATACCAAATGCAAAAACGAATCAGTGACAAGCCAGTTGGTAAGTTTGAAGATTGGCGATCAACAGTTGTTCACATCAATTCAAAGGACTTTGCAACAACAAATTTTACACAGCCGGAAGCATAGAACGCACTTTGATAGAACTGGCAATTGTTTCGCGCCAACCATTGTCAGAGTTCAAAACGCTTTCGGCAGAGCAGGTATCAACAATTGCAGATGTGGTGAGTAAATATCATGGCAACTAGGCCTTTTGAAATTAAAATTGCTGACAAAGATATTAAAGCCATATTAAGCACTTTCAAAAACATGGATGATATTGCAAAAGAAGATATGAAGAAAACATCCAGAGATATTGCTAATGATGCAGCATCTGCCATTGGTTCAGCATTGCAAGCAACTAAACAAGGTCAAGCACTTGCAAGATCAATTAAAGTTTCAAACAGTTTCAAACGAGGCCCAGTCATTAGTATTGGTGGGGATAATCCAAAACTTGCAAATGGTACACCAGTTGGTGCAATTGCACTTGGTGTTGAATTTGGTGCTTATCAAGACAAACCACGCAAAAGAAAAGGCAAATCAATTGATTATGTTGGTTACAGACAATTTCAACCAAGATCACCACGCGAGGGCAGAGGCAATGCCGGTTACTTTATATTTCCAACACTCAAAGCATTGCAACCTTATATAACCAAAAGATGGGTTGATGAAGTTGATAGAATAAGACGAGAATGGCGCGAAAGGAATTAACATGGCAGACATTAGAACACTGAAACTGCAATTACTTGCAGACACAGCGCAATTCTCAACTGGCTTAAATAAAGCATCAACAGACACACAATCATTCACTTCTAAAGTAGACAAGATTGTTGCAACAGCAGCCAAAGCATTTCTAGGTCTTGCAACAGCAGTTGGCACAGCAGCATTTGCAATTGGTGTGAGTGCAGTTAAGGCTGCCATTGAAGATGAAAAAGCCCAGGTTAGCCTGGCTCAAACTTTACGCAATACAACTAAAGCAACAGATCAACAGATTGCAGCAACCGAAGATTACATTGATGCAACTGCCAGAGCAACAGGCATTGCAGATGATCAGTTAAGACCATCACTGGATCGTCTAGTCAGATCAACAAATGACATTACAAAAGCACAAAAACTTCAAGCACTTGCATTGGATATTTCTAGTGGAACAGGTAAGGATTTACTTACAGTCACTGAGGCCTTAAGTAAGGGACTAGATGGGAATTTAGGTGCATTAAAGCGTATCGGTGTACCACTTGATGAAAACATTGTTAAGACTAAAGATTTTGATGCAGCAGTCATTGCATTGTCAAATACATTTGCAGGTCAAGCAGCAGCAGCAGCCGAAACATTTGCAGGAAGAATGTCCAGAGTTCAAATTGCAGTTGATGAAGCCAAAGAACAAATTGGATTTGCTTTACTACCATTTATGGAAAAACTTGCAAAGTTCACAACAGACAATCTAATTCCAGCACTTGAGGGCTTAGTTAATGGATTGACTAGAAGTGGCAAACAAGGATTAACAAAAGCCTTTTATGATGCTGGTACTGGTGCAGTGACATTTGGCTATGATATGGAAACGACTGAGGGTCAAGCCTATTTACTTGGTGAACAAATCAGATTACTTGGTGATGCGATAACAAAACTGATTAACATTGATCCTACTACTGGTGAAAGCGCATTGATTAAAATCATTAACGCTTTGACAACTATCACAGAAAAGATTGAATCAGCAATCTCAGCATACGAAAGATTCAAAGAATCATTTATTGGTGGTGCAATACTTGACGCATCATTCGCACCAATCAGAGCAGTAGGCAGTGCAGTCAGTGGACAACCAGGTCAAGTCATAAACCAGTTCAACACATTTGGTGCAACCAATTCTAAGTCACAAGCCAAAACAGTGGTCAAATCAATTAACAACGCTGCAAAGGCTGGCACTGTCAATAAGTTTGTCAAACCAATGATTCCAGGTAGATAATCGTGCCTTGGTCACCAAACGCCACAGTTAAAATCAATGGCACAGCCGTCACGAATTACACACTTGAGGGTGTGCAAATTAGTATGGGTCGTGATGATGTACAACAACAATCATCAGCCGGATTTGCCACAATTGATTTCTTAAACTTGCCATACACAGATGTTGAAATCTTTGACACAATACAAGTCACACTAGATAACTTTACCGGTGTTGATACAACAATCTTCACAGGCTTGGTTACAGATGTTTCAGTTTCAGTGCTTGATGCTGGCACAACAAACACATTTATCACACAGATCAGTGCATCTGGTGGGTTATCAGAATTAGCAGCAAAAGAAGCAAACCTGGTTGGTTATGCTGAGCAAAAAGATGGTGACAGGATTGTATCTGTTATTACTGACACTTTTGGCCTTAAATGGAATGAATTACCTGCAACACAAGTTTGGACTGATTACACAACTGAGACTTGGGATTCATTGCTCGGTGTTGATATTTCAGCAATTGACACACCTGGCACATATGATCTGTTTAGTTCACTTGCAACACCAGAACCATTGAATGCTTTGAATTATGTTCAGATTGTTGCAGATTCAGGATCAGGTTATATTTATGAAACAACATCTGGTGGCATTGGTTACCAGGATCAAGATGCACGCGCAGACTATGTGTCAGCAAATGGCTTTGTGGACATATCTAAAAACTTTATTTTGGCAGATGGTATTAGCGTAACAACATCTCGAAATGACATCATCAATGATGTGATCGTTGTTTATGGTGCAGCAGAAGATGCAGTTCAAACAGAGGAATTGGATTCAATTAGCCAGTACGGCAGAGTCACACAAACAATTCAAACATTCTTAAAGAATCAAACAGATGCTGAAACTTTGGCAGATCGTCTAGTGCTTTTGAATGCTTATCCTCAACCAGTAATCCAGGGCATTCAAATACAAATTGATGCACCAACTATGACATCATCATTGCTTAATTCGCTGGTTGGTGTATTCTTTGGAATGCCGGTATCTGTTACAGACTTTCCTGCACTTTTGTACCCAAATCAATTCTTTGGTTATGTTGAGGGATGGCAATGGGACATTGACCGATTTACTGCTAGACTCACCTTGAATGTTTCAGACTTCACATTCTCAGCTGTGCCTGTGGCGTGGCAAGATGTATATGCTGGTGAAAT